CAGTTACATGATGAGAATGAGGAAGTTGCCACAAGTTCTTGGATTCCACGCGAGATTTGGAATGAGAACTTTGATGAAGAACCGCCGCCCTCAATGCTTCGCCGTGAGGATGGCAATAACATCTTGTATGCAGGAAAGGTAAATGCCCTCTTCGGTGAATCTGAGTCAGGTAAGACTTGGGTTGCACTTGAGGCGGTAAGACAAGAGTTGGCAAAAGGCAATTGTGTTTTCTATATTGACTTCGAGGACTCTGCACGAGGCATCTTCAACCGCCTTCAGACCCTTAAATGCGACATGGAGAAGTTGAAGTCGTTCAAGTATGCCAACCCTGATGAGCCACTCGGTGAGGGCATAGGTGAGATTATGAAAACTGAGATCGGTAAGTACCTGCCAACTCTCATTGTCGTGGATGGTGTCAATGCTGCGATGAACCTGCTTGCCCTTGACTTGGAGAAGAACAAGGATGCAACTACCTTTTCTCAAAAGATTCTCAAGCCTTTGAAGATATTCGGCGCAGGGATTCTGACAATTGACCATGTGACTAAATCAAAGGATAACCGAGGCAACTACGCCATCGGAGCGCAAGCCAAGCGAGCTGACATTGATGGGGTGGCAATTGCCTGTGATGTGTCATTGCCATTTGGCAGAGGCATTGACGGTGCATTGGACTTGAAGGTGACGAAGGATCGCCCTGGCTTTGTCCGCGCCATCTGCCCTGATGCAAAGACACTCGGCGTTGCCAATATCCGAAACGGCAAGGATGGGTCAATCACGGTGTCAATCTCAGGTGGCACCGTTGCCGTTGCATCTGCCGATTCTCGCCTTGAGTTGGTCTCACAGTTTATGGAAGCACATGGGTATGAGATGGGATTGAATGAGATTAGAGACAGGATTCGCAAAGAGGGTCATAAGATTGGCAACACCGAGATTTCAACGGCCCTGACATCCCTTGTGATGAGTGGTCATATGTTGATGAAAGAGGAAGGACAGAAGAAACTGTTCAAGCACAAGAAGGTTTTTGTTGTCAATGATGTCCAACCAATGCAGAGTTTGCCTGTGGATAACTTATGATGGAGCAACCGATCCGAACCGCGCCGAACCAGTCCGCTACTTTCTCGGCATACTGCCGACAACCGATCCGCTGCGCCCCCTCTTTAGAGGGGCGCGCGGATCGGTTCGGTGGCACGCTTGGGCGCGGTTACATATATGAATTCTAACTTCTCTCCTATTAATTGCCGAACCTGTGGAAAACTTATTTGGCGCGGTTTATCTTCGGCAGGGTTTGACACGAAACTTGATACGACTCGACTCAACCTTGTGGAAGAGATTGTGAAGATTTTAGAAGGCGCAAGAACCTATGAATGCCACAAGACAAGCACCTCATTTGAAGCAGTAAGAAGAACCTCAAGTCGGATTGCAATGGGAACCAATGCCAACGCTGTCATCTTATCCACGCACCTGTGTTCGACTATGCACCTGTTTGAAACACCTGATATGGCACCTGCCTATTGGGGAAAGCCACAGAGAATCCAAGAGACCGAAGGAGTTCCTTTCTGATGAACTGCAACATCTGTCAAAGAGCAATCAAGAAAGAGGGCGCTTGCATTGTCTGCGAGCTAAAGGTCAAGGCGTGCCTCGTTGAACTTCCTGCCCTGCAATATGAAGCCGGCTACCATCTCGCCCCTGCAAGGACAGGATCGGGCGCTGTGAGTGCGGAGCGTTCAATCGGCATCAATGTCAACGCATTGGACTTCTCAATGGCAACTGACCTGCTCCATATCCTGCATGGGTATGAGGTGCCGATTCGGATTGGGCGTGGGCTGACACCACCTGCCTACTTGGACAAGGAGCCAACCATTGATGCAGAGGTCGAGGCAACCTGTGCCTTCCACCTGGCTCACCTTGAATACAGTTTGTTTCAGCCGTGGGCGGTAGAATTCGCCTCAGATGTCTATGGTCTCCATGCCAAAGGCAGAGCAGCAGCAAAAAAGTTCTCTGAACAAGCCCGGCGCATTCCTTGTCCAAGTGATGATTGCAAACGGTTTGTTGTCATAGATGTTGAGAACTTATCTGATGAGGTCTCTTGCTTTGGATGTAAGCAATCATGGACAGTAGCTCGATTGGTTAAGTTGGCGATGAGTAATCCGCACCGAAAGTTCTTTCTTGATGTTGAGGCAATTAGTTTGTGGCTCAAAATAAGTCAGAGAGAAATTTATCGGATTGTGAAACGCCATGATATTGAAAAGCGTGGAAGCCTTTACAACTTCGGGGATATTTTGAAAGTGGTGCAAGTATGATTGATTTGACAAAGTTGGCAATGAATTATGCTACGCTTTCGCTATCAGGTTTTCCTATCCCTGCATCAGCATACGGAACATTACAATGCTGAAGATAATCATAAACATCGGCGATGTTGCAACTGAGTTGATGACAGATCAGGCACTCTCATTTGATGCCATTGAATCCTTACTCAATCGTGCAGTTCAATCAACTGTTCAGTCATATCTCTCATTACCAACAGAGGATCGTCTTGCTGCACTTGGATTGGATACTTCTGAAGATGATGATGAGGAAGAGGACTGACACAACTGTTAAGTGTCGAAGATGTAAAAGAGAATTAGCGATTGACTTATTTCATAAAGATAAGCGAACACCGAATGGTCACTATGATGTTTGCAAAGAGTGTCGCATCAAGCATCGCAACATCACAAACATTACAGATGAACAATACGATGCGTTCCTTGTAGCACAAAACAACAGTTGTGCTATCTGTGGTATTCATACATCTGAAGTGGATCGCGGCTTAGTTGTTGACCACAACCATGAGACTCACAAGATTCGTGGACTCTTATGTAACAAATGCAATGTTGGTCTTGGCTACTATGGTGATGACACAACAAAGTTATCAATGGCAATTGAGTATCTGATAAAGACTGATGGTATTACCTAGACCTTGCAATGGTTGTGGAGTTACTGTTCGCGCTTCACGATGCGATGCTTGCAAACGATTGTTAGAACGCAAGAGACCAAAGCGTGCAGATCGTGGATACGATAGTCAATGGCACGAGCTATCGCGCACGATGCGAGCGCAACATCCATTCTGTACTTTGTGTCATTCAACCAAAGACTTGACTCTTGATCATATAAAACCTTTATCACAAGGTGGATTGACTATTCCAAGCAATTTACAAGTTTTGTGCCGCAAATGTAATAGTGAAAAAGGTTCAAAGTAATAACCCCCCGTGGCATATATGGGTACAGGCTAGAACCTCAAAACAAGCGTGATAGCGTAACCCCGCGTATTCCGCTTCGCATAAGACCGCAATTTACCATAGGGGGCGTTTAATTTATATGAAGGCAAAAAAAATATGACAGGGCCAGCACCGAAACCAACCGAACTCAAGCGTGTGTTAGGAAACCCAGGCAAGCGCAAACTTCCTGATGTGAGCAATGTGATTGCACTTCCACGCATTGATGACAAGCCACCTGCGCAATTGTCAAAGGGTGCAAAGAAGATGTGGGCAGACATTCGTGCGATGGCACCGTGGATTGCAAACTCAGATGGCATTGCCTTGATTGAACTATGCGAGAAGTTTGATCGCAAAACTCAACTTGCTGAAAAGTTGAAAGAAACAGATTATGTCCTTTTCACAGACAAGGGCTATGCGTATGCAAACCCACTTGTCGGAATGATTAGCACAACAGAGAACGAGATATTGAAACTTCTGTCAGTCTTAGGCTTAACACCTTCTGACCGAAGCAAGTTGGGGGTTGCAGAAGTTAAGGTTCGCAGTAAGTTAGACGAGCTACTTTCGCAAAAGCGTAATGTCTGAGAAGTCTTGGCCGCCTCGATGGTTGACTGAAGTTCCAATCGAAGATCAGCTTCGCGGAGACGGTGACTTGTATGCCGACTTTGCCGAAGCAGTTTGTCGAGTGACAAAAGATTCAGTCGCATCGCCTGCCGGCAAACTGCTATCGCTTCGCCCCTGGCAACGCGAGTTGCTTCGTCACTCACTTGCTCGCCGTGAAGATGGAAGATTTCGCCATCGCACCGCCCTTGTCGGAATGGCACGCAAGAAT